GTCAGCGTGCCGCTCGAGGCCTTGATGGCGCCGGCGAAGTGCGTGGCGCGCGGCGCCGCAACCGGATGCTCGAGCAGCCTGAACAGATCCTGCCACTCGTCCATCGACTCCGCCGAAAAGCGCACCTGCTGGCCGCCGCCGATATTCTGGACGCAAATCGCCAGCGCCTCGAGGTCGATCAAGGCGGCATAGAAGGTGCCAAGCGCGATCAGGTAGCTGTTCTGCGCGGCGGTGAGCTGCGTCTTATAGGAGCTGAGAGAGGTGGTCATGTCGGGGTATTCCCTTTCAGTTAGGGTGACGGGGCTCGTTCAGCCCCTCGAAATCGTTACGCCGCCACGGCCGAGTGTCGGGCCCGGCTGGACGCCGATGAAGTCGCACATGCGCCGTCGCCAGCTATCGAACAGAGTCTCGCGGTCTCGCACTTGATTCTCGTTGCGCTCCCATACCGCGGCAACCTTGGTGTCCAGGTCAGCGCCAGAGGCTGGGATCTGAGCCTCCAACGTATAGAGGTTGGCCAGATACGTGTTGACGAGGATGGATTCCTCCTCGGGGCGCATATTGTTGAGACGATGATTGAGCGTCTGCCAGACGCCAGGCGAGACAAAGCCATAGGCAAAGTCTCGGCTGTCATCGGCGACGGTGTCCGCGAGCATGGGATAGCCCGCGAACCTCCTCGTGTCGGCAAGTTGCTGATCAGTCAGCACTTGGGGCCTCTCCCTTGGCCGGCGCTAGCGTCCAGCCATGCTTCGACCAGTTCTCGACCTCGTCGACATGCACGTCGGCCGAGCCTGGGCCATATTTCTCCGGCGGGTACTGCTCCTCGTTGCGAACCATCGCAACGGTGGAGCCTTCCGGCACATCGATCTCGACCTGCTCGGACGCCTTCTGAGCCTTTGCTTTCGTCATAGGTCACTCCATGAAAAACGGGGGCGGGCACCACGCCCGCCCCGAGACTGTCAGCCCGGCAATTAGCCCAGCAGGATGCTCATGTGCTCCTGCTTGGAGACGACGGCGCCATAGGCGATCGCCACCTCGTAGCGGACGCGGCGATACTGGCGATACATCGCAACCTCGAAGGCCAGCCCCGAGCGCGGATCGACCAGCGTCATGCGGTCGTCCGCCATGTCGCCCTCTTCCGGCAGCGCCGGCTGGCGCGTCGACAGCACGAGAGCCGTGCGGGCGAACGCCAGGTTGCCGGTGTAGTTGTTGCCGACGGTGATGGCATTGCCGGTCGCGACCTGAACCTTCAGGCCAGGGTTGTTGATGCCGAAGGTTCCGGCGCTGAGTGCGGAGCCGACCACATACTTGTTGTTGGCATCAGCCGCGAACGTGACGATGTCAGCCGGGATGATGGTGCCGGCGCCCGTCTGCGCCGCGATCGTGGTCGCGCCGAGGTTCTGGGTGCCGTTGGTCACATAGGACGCGCCGGTGCCCTTGGTGTGGACGCCGACGCCGGCCGATTCACGAAGCTTGAAGCCGTGAATGTCGAGCAGCACGCCTTGGGCGCGGAGCTCGGTGGTGCCGGCTTCGTTGGCCTTGGTCAGCTGGGCCAGGCTGCGGACCTTGGCGCCGGCGGTGGTGTCGATGACCATCTGCAGGTCATTGAGCGGCGCGCCGTTGTCCGACAGGATCTTGCGCATCTGCGCCGGATCGGAGAGGTCGGAGGCGAACGGCGTAGTGCCTGCGGTGCCATAGGCGCGAGACGCACCGGCGACAGCGATGCCCCACAGGAAGGCCTCGATCTCGTTGGTGAGCGTGCGGAACGCCTGGGTGATCTGGTCGCGGCGGATGTTGGCATAGCCGGGACCGTGGTTGACGCCCTTCTGTTCCTCGCCGGTCCAGCGGAACGGCACGGCGCGGCTCTTGGAGATCGTGACCGTCACGTTGTTGACGGTCTGGTCACCGTCATCCGGGGGCAGCTGGCCGGGGGTGACGTCCTCCGCCGTGCCCTGGGTGGTCGCGAACGAGCGAACGGTCTCGTTGAGAGCTGCACGCGCGATCGAGGGGTCGAGGGAGCAAGCCGGAATGATGCCGACCAGTTCGCGCGACACGATGTCGAGCGATTCGAACAGGTCGGGGGCGAGGGAGGTGAGTGTATTGGCCATAATTCAGCGTTCCTCTGTGGAGGTTGGGGAGTTGCGGGGAATGGGTGATGGATTGGGTCATCCGACCCGCAGCGCCGTGGCCTCATCCGAGGGCGTTGGCCTGCAGAAACATCGGCGCGGCGTTGCATCCGCGCGGCCGCACCGATGTGGTCGTGAGTGGTGCTAGTCGACGAGCGTTGCGTTGCCTTGGCGCACGTCGGCCATGAAAGCGGACTGCTTGACGGGGTCTAGCTTGCCGAAGGCGTCGCGGTTCATGGTCTTCGAGCCGCCCTTGCCGCCGCCGTTGCCGCCGCTGCCACCAGCGGCGCCCTTGAGGATCGAGTCCTTGAAGGGATAGGCATCGACCATGATCTCGAGTGCCTCGTCAAAGCCGGCGACGTCTCCCGGCTTGGCGCGGCTGTAGATCTTGTTTCCGGCCTGATAGCCAACAATCTGGCCGTCCTCGTCCTTGAATGATCCGCCGAACGCGGCCTGCACCATGTCCACGGGCACAGCCAGGTTGTCGGCGATATACTTGGAACGGGAGAAAGCGTTGCCGAGTCGCTCCTCGCGCAGTTGGTTGCGTAGCGCATTGCGCTCGGCCACCACAGGCTTGTGGGCCTCCTGCATGGCCTTGACCTGCTCGTCGAAGGCGCGCTTGGCCTCAGCCTTCACCTCATCAACCTTGCCGGCATCCACAAGCTTGGACAGATCCAGGTTTTTGACCGTCTCCATCGCCTTCAGTGCGTCGGCGGGGTTTTCGATGCCCTCGAAGGCCTTGAGCTTGGTCTGCGCCTCTTCGGCCGCCTCGCGGCGGGTCTTGTTCTCCCGGTTCAGTTCGCCGATCTTGGCGACCGCACCGGGCGCATCGAACGGAACTTCCTTTCCGTCGTCATACAGATACACAGGTTTGCCGTCGGTCACGACGACATGGCCGTTCTCGTCAAGCTTCAGTTTCATGATCTACTCTCAGTTGGCCCATTCCAGGCCGGACACCGCTTCCTTTCCTGGTCGCGGCAGGGTGGCGCGCCGCCTTGGAAGGCGACGCCCCGTGGCTATGTGCCTGGCTTGGGAGCCG